CCATATTCTTTCCTTACGGTATTGTTTCAATCGGAGTCCAATCAGTATTGGTCGAGGTGTTGATGGACTGCCACGAAGTTGCTGTTTGACTAGGTATATTTTGCCATGCAACAGTCTGGGTGTCATTAATCAATTCCCACAAGTAACGCGCCAAGATGCTGTCTGAAGCAATACCCAGCTCTAAGATCATAGCGTCAAACGTAGCCTGTGCGTTAGTTCGATCAGCGCCTGTAGCAGATTCTTGTACGGCAACATTAAAGTTTGCGAGTGTGCTTACCCTGTCCTGTACGCTCGCGGATTCAGCCAAGCTTGTGACAAACACTACCTTAGAAGACGTTGCGTCTCCCCCAGAAACCGATTCAGCGACTGACCCACTAATAACAGACAGCAAGTCAACAGAGTCAGCGCCCGTAGCACTTTCGGCGACGTTCACCAAGAAGATATAAAATGCTGTAATAGCGTCTGTTGCCGTGCTGGTTTCAAAAACAGTCACCGCAAAGTTTACAGATGCAGAAACAGACTCCAAAGCTGTCGCCGCTTCTTGTACGCTTACCCCAAAATCTGTCAGGGCAGACACAAGCTCAGATACGCTGGTGGATTCTAAAACCGTTGCGGGAAACTGCGCGTTCGCAGAGACGATTTCGCTAGACGCAACAAACTCAGAAATGGCGGAGTTAAGTACACCCCCCGCTATAACTTGATCTGATGCTACAACAGATTCATTGACTGATACTAAAAACTGGGCAAGTGCTGACGTACTATCTGTTACGGTTGCCGATTCGTTAATAAAAACGGCAAAAACCGCTCCCGCGCCTATCGTGGCAAAGGGTGCAGTTGAAAAAGGTGTGCCAGCAAACACACTGATTACGCCTCGGTCAGATCAGATTCAGGGAACCAACGCTCTTGGGTTTGACCTGTAGCATCTACCCACTGAATCATATAGAAGAAGTTGCCGTCCTCATCCATACGAAGCTTCTGTACGGGGCCTTCAGGAACCACAACCGCAACCTTAACGTTTTGACCTTTAATGAATTTGGTAGCCATGATTGTCCTTATGCTGCGTCAAGCGAGAATTGGTATGTAACGTTCAGCACGTCACCAGCAACCGTTACGCGATCACCGGGGGCTTGGAAGTCAGACTCAGAAAACAAGATACCTGATGTACCAGTCGCAACGTTTGTTAAGAACGCACCAGCAACAGTGCCACCTGCGCCTGTAATCGTGAAGGCAACAGGGGATGGGTTAGTAATAACAGATGGATCGGCTGTAGTTGCAGCGCCAAATGTAACGGCACCACGGTTGCCGGAGTAGTCTGTGAACTCTGTCCAGCCAGCATGAGAAGCAAGTGTATCGCCAGCGGCAAAGGTTGTGCCACTACCGGGGCCTGTAATCAGACCAAGGTACCATGTTGCTGTGTAAGCCGCACCGGAAAAGTACTTGTCGTTCATGTCCTTGAGGCCTTGATTGACCACGAGGTTATGTGACTTTTCTTCCCACTTCAGGTTGCCGTCTTGGTCAAAGCACTGTACGTGGAATACACCACCGGCTCGCGTACCTTCGCTAGTGGTCTTGTTGGACTCTAACGTTGACGAGATGATGTCTTGTATGGTTGCGTGTTGGTTCAACATTTAAAACCCCTTAAGGAAGCCGTAGTAGCGCAGAACCTGTTGTAGCAGGGGGAAACTGCACCGTAAAAGTTATAGTAGATGTGCGGTCTGCACCAAAGTCAAGAACACAGATAGCGCCATTATCGCCGGGTTTGTAGATCAATGCACCACGAGCGGTAAGGGTAGATGTCCAAGAAGTGTTGGCGAAGCTAATATACGCGCCGCCTGACTCTGAAAAGTACGTTGGCGTAATAACGTTGCCACCCGCCGTGTAACCAGCAGCCACCACTTCACCCGATGTTGTGTAGGCAGTTGTGGAGCTATCGAGCGTAGCGTTGTTGGTGTACAGCGCGATGTAGTACGTATCTGTTGTTGGCGAAACAAAATCAAACCGACCGGAAACAAGCCCCGGGTTAAAACTGTCGCAGAGGAAATTGCCGGTGAAAGCCATGTTATTTCCTATTTAACCGGATAGCGGACTTGCCCGCTTCTATAGCTATCTTGGCGCTCTTTTCCGTCCCCAAGCTGCTTAAGCAACATCAGTGTCTCTTGGTATTTGGCTTCGTAGTTAGCAACGACATCAGGTTCCTGACGCTGGAAAATAGCCGCTTCTCGCATCGCACCATACAGCAAGGCTGTGTCAAAGTTGTCCCCTAGCCAAGTCGTACTAGCAGTAACAATAGACTCTGGGTAGAAGAAGTAATGAAGCTCAACGGAATACCCAGTATCGGGTGTTGGGCCAAGTAGGAACGACATTTCGTTAGTCAGCTCAGGAGGATTTCCACCTGTTGTCGTGGGGCCAAAAATAGCGTAGTACTTTGGCAAGCCTGTGTCTGTAGGCGATGGGTACGCCTGACGAATAAAGTTTACATCCTTGTTTAGCAAGTACTCGTATTCCCCGTTTGCTTTAATGATTGCAACCGAATACACAGACAGAAAGTCTGTTGGGGCAGAGAGATACTTGTTACTGGGAGTGACACTACCCGTTACGTTCTTGCGTAGGTACGAGAGCTGAACAGAATTATAAATACGCTGCTCTGACGCCTGAACAAAAACGGGAATATTCTCGACGAACAGTGGTTCATCGCTTTCTGAATAAGCCTGAATAGTAGCGGAGAGTTGAGCGTAGTTCATTATGCCATTGGCCCACGAGCCATTGTTCCCTTCGTTGCGCAGCCTGTGCCACGAATCTTAATGCCGGAAGTCTTGACGTTTTCACGAGCTGGATCTCCAGTACTGACACGCATAGCGGGCGTATTACACGATACATCCGTGGCTTTCAATGTATTAGGATCAGGCTTGCGGCTGATAGCTGCTTTAATATTCACAGGGCCACCTTTCATTGTGTGGGGTTCAGCATAAACCGCTGCTGAGCCAACCTCTTTACCCATCATTTTGTGACTGTACTTAGCCATATCAACCACCTTTTTGGTTCTTGACTTTCGCCAAGCCACGACCCATCGTCTTTAAGTCAATGTTTTTGACGCCAGCGGTTTTCTTTCCGCCGTGCATCATGCCGACCTTTGGGCCATCATTACCGAGATTCTTACCCTCAGTTTTACCTTTCTTTGCTACGCCATCTGCGCCACGTTTAAACATGATAACTCCTTAAGTAACCGCTATTGTAACTGTACCAAGCTGGGTTTGGATAATCAAGTCATTGGGTGTAAGACCACCATCTCTTGCACCGCCGACAGGCGCCCAGCCCCACTGAAATATTCTACTACCACCAGACGGATCGCCGTCTACATCTAAACCTGACACAACATAACTGGTATCTGGTCTTGGTTCACGTAACGCTTGCGGATCGTTTACAGGGTACATACCCAATTGCAACTGGGGCTGATCTGGATCCCAACACGCCTTACATACTTTGACGTTATACAGCTTAGTCTTTAATACCTGCTTGCGTAATTCTTTAAGCTTAAACTGCTGCCCGCAACGATCACAGATTGAAATTGCATATTTACCAGAGGCGAATTGACTAGGCATCGCTCACCTCAATAGTTCAACATTCTTGGTACCAGACGTATCGGGGCTTTTTCCCTGTCTTCGTCGGCAGCTAATTGGAACTGTTGTTCGTACTCAGATTTCAAAAACAGTACGCGCTCAGGAGCTACATCGGGAAGCTTAAATGATAAATAAAACGCCAGACCCGCAACCATGCAAGTAAGGAATCGAAATGGAATGTCTTGCGTAGAAACACCGCCGCCAGAGTCTTGAATGCGTCTTAGGCGAAAATACACAAACGTATACTGATCGCCCGGTGCGTTTGGCGTAGGCCAAACAACAATCTTAGGGTTGTTCACACCAGTCGTGGGATAGTCTGCACCAGACTGACGGTTAATCCAAACTTGAATTGGGCGACCCTGTGCGTTCTTTGTTGGGATGGTTAAGTACGTAGACTCTGAAATACGGGTAATGTTAATGTCGATCTGGTTTTGACCAGAGCCTGTACGGATTACAGTATCCAAAAGATCAATGGTATCCACAGGCAGGTTGTATGTAGACTGCCCCGTCACCATAGGAATCGAGCCTTGCTCAATCGTCCACAGGTTAATGCCACGGTTTGCCCACTCAATGGTCAACAAGTTTAAGCTGCGACGCGCTGTACGTAAATCATATCCAGTACGCAGTTCTTTGCCGCAACGCTCAAAGGCCTCTTCAACAAGATCGGAGAGGTCTAAGTTAAAGCCTGCGGTGCCTGAAGTAGTCATCTAAATCCTGCCGTTTTCTTTGCAATACGTTTTGGTTGCGCTACGAACTGCTTGCCTGCCGACTTCCCTGCGCGTTTAGCCTTGGTTGTGGCTGCATACTCCGCAGGGCTTAGTGCCTTTATAGCCTTCTCTGGCAAGTACCGCTCCCCCGTTTCCGAGGATTTCTTGCCTGACTTGGTTTGCCATTTCTGATCGCCCCAGTCTTTCAAGGATTTTTGCGGCGCTTTCAATCTCGGTAGCCTCCGCCAGCAGCCTTATATTTCTTAGCCACTAGCTGTGCTTTGCGGGCTGACCATTGACCTGCACCTGTACCATGCGTAGCTGCGGCTTTAACTTGAGACACGATCTTCTTACGTAAGCTGGGTTTGGTGTAGTTACCGGCGGCATTTACTTTGCCACCCTCAGCGTACATATCGACCTTGTTGGGGTCGTCCTTGCGGGTAATAACCTTCTTACCCGGCATCTTAGACGGGTTAATAGCACCCATACCCCTTGAGGCTCTCATCAAATCACCTTTTTACGAGCTTTACTTTTAGTAGGGTTAGCTTTCTTGGTCAGAAACATTTTTTCAACCATTTCTATCCGCTGCGGCTTGGTGGTAACTTTGTTAATAATACTCTTGCGTGTTGACGAAGTTTGCCCTTTGTCATAGAAGCCAGCTTTTTCTAGCGCCTTCTTATTGACAGGACTAGATACCTTGCCGCCCTTCTTCATGTAACCCATCTTATTGCGTACTTCAGTGGGTAACTTTGAAAGCCCGGGGTTGCTGTCTTTATCGATAGGTTTCATGCCAAATCCTTAGCAAGTTCTGCCGCCAGACTTCATGGCAATCATCGTGCCCTTAGTCTTACCCTTGACCGCACAGCCATCAGCGCGTTTGGAGGCGGAGCCGCCGTTCTTGAGCTTAGTCATATTTGACTTTTTGCCGCCGTGCAGCTGTGACTCATGCATACCTACAGCTTTTTTGACCATAGACTTATCTTGTTTCATATCGTTTTTCATAGCACCACCTTCCTTAAAAGTTTGGCCTTTGCTGGCCTGTGAGTATTCTTTTGCTACCTTAACTGGTACACCAACTTTCTTTGCGAACGCAGGGTTGTGCGCCGCAGCATCCATAAGCTTCTTTTGTTTTAAGCTGGTGGACGGCATATCAACCTCGGAAATATCCGACTACGAAACCCACAGCACCCGTTACGGTCGTTGCGATACTACCAATCCAAATTAATGTTTTCCAGCCGCCTTCAGCTTTATCGAGCTTCTGGTTAATAGCGTCTATCGTAGTCTTCATAGCATTAAGCTCTTGAAGAACTTGATCCATATCAGACTGGATATGCTTGATTTCATTAGCGTGGGTGGCTAACTCACGGGCTGTTTGCACGGGATCTTCCATTTCAACATTTCCATCGTTTAAGGCTTGCGGCTTTGCGAGTAGGACGACCTTTCTCGTCTTTCATCGGGCCGGGCATACCGCTCATACGGGCGCAGAATGACTTCTTGCGTGGGCCACCTTCGGGCTGTGGAGCCTTCAGATTAGACCCAGTTGCTGCGTTATACTTGGCACGACCTTTGGCAGTTAAACCAGCCCCCTTAGAGACGGGGAGCTTTTCGCCACGACCGACTGCTAGGGAGGGGTTCTTCTTAGCCATAGAACACCGTGGCAGTTGCGCTAGACAGCGTAACGTGAATGTCCGTACGGCAGAGAATACCTTCACCGGGAACAATAACGTTGACTGTACCAGCCGCCGCAGGAGCCGTATAAGAGAAGACTGTGGTTCCACTAGCACCTCCGTCTTTGATGACGACTGTGCCGCCTGTAGCGAACGCCACAAGCACGCCTTTTAGACGAGCTGACGCTGCGTAGGCAGTGCCTGTAGTGGTGCGCTCGGCTGCTTTTACATCTGTCTGCATAGCCATAATTAGCTCCTACTGTTCTTGCGTTTCTTCTGGCGCTTCTAAGCGATTGATAAGCATTTGATAGGCTGCAATTGTTGCTTTTGATTGAAGGAGGAAAACCTCAGCCTTCCCCGCCTCTTTCTGCAACTCAGCAATCTCTGCTTCCAGAAATTCCTTGGTAATCTGCATTATGTATTCGTTGTAGTCAACATAATGTAGTAAGCAGTACCAGCGCTGTCCACAATCTTCAATGAGTTTGTAGCAGCTCCCTGCGTATTTGCCGTTACCATCGCAGAAGGGACATTAAACAAGTTAGCAACCGTACCTGTTCCGCTATTTGTGAAACGAATGAACGAGGCGTTAGTCCAAGTGCCGCCAGACGCAAAATCAGAGTCAGCTTGAATAGCTGCGATTGTGCCGCCGGGGTTTGTGGATGTGCCGCCCAATGTAGCGCGAAGTGCGTTACCAGCACCAGAAATGGTGCCTGAGCCATTAATTGACAAGCTGACATGAGCGCCGTTAATTGTGCCGCCTGTTGCGCCGCCTGCG